ATATTGTGTGTTCGGTCCACGTTATGCCATCGGGAGAGGTCGCGCAAATTGTTGAATTGATTGCAATGGCGCAAAATATACGCAACTCGGGAGACCACGCTATCGCATGCCAATCCCTGTTTGTTGCAGATATGGTATGCTCTGTCCAATTAACTCCATCGGGAGATGTTGCACATATTGTTGAAGAGTCAGCGGCTATGCAAAACAGTGAAAGCTCTGGAGACCATTCTATTGGACGCCATGTTCTACTAGTTGCTGATATTGTGTGTTCGGTCCACGTTATGCCATCGGGAGAGGTCGCGCAAATTGTTGAATTGACTGCTATCGCACAAAATATTCCAAGTTTTGAAGACCAAGTTAAGGCAAACCAAGTTCTATTTGTCGGAGATATGGTATGTTCGGTCCACGTTATGCCATCAGGAGAGGTCGCACAAATATTACTAGCATAAGCAATAGCACAGAATAAACCTAGTTCTGGAGACCATGATACGTCATACCAATATCTAAACGTAGAAGATATTTGATGCTCTATTGCAGTATAAGGCATCGTTACTTCTGCACGTATGTCTCCGCCAAGAATTGTCGATCCGGTTCCTTTTGCTTGACGGTATATCGAAGCCTTGACAACATCAGTTCCGCCGACAGGAGAGTCGATGAACTCAAGGGCGGAGGCCGTGTGCCTGATGCCGCGACGATATGCACCATATCCCGTGCGCGATGTGATCTTGCCCTCGAACACGTCGATATCCATGTCGCCTATCGAGGGGGAGAAAACCTTGTCAGTCCAGCCTGTCTGCTCGACAACGCCGGAAGCGTGAGGGATGGTGCCAGAGATGCGGAGCCCGACCGCGACCACGGCGAAGCGATAGTGACGCGGGATGGTGCCAGCACCGCCATAGAGCGCAGACAGCGCGGGGAGGACTTTCGCATAACTGGTCGCATCGCCTGCCGTGATGAACGTCGCGGGGTCGGTGTAGATGTCAACGGTTCCAGGGGCGGCGGCCGAAGACTTGTAGAAGATCAAGAATCCGTCAGCGGGGACAGCGCCCTGCTCATAGTCCCATGCCACCTTCACATCTATCGAGCCGTCGGCGTTGGTTTCGCTTTCGATTGCGAGATTCGTAATGTTGTTAGTCGGGGGGATGTTATTCGCGTAGTTGTAGGTGACCGCCTTAGCTGCTTCCGCAGCGGCCTGCGCCGTGGCCGCCACATCCTTAGCCGAATCTGCCTTATCGTCTCCCATCCCTTCAAACGATGGTGAGACTGGCATAGTTATGAGCGATTCGAACGGGGGGATGGTCCCCGAATCTGCCGAGAACACGCCCGGCGCATAGTCCTGAAGGTAGATAGTCGCTGACTGATCGTCGGCTGGTTCGATCCCGACGATGATCGCGTCGATAGTTTCTTCGCCCGAGACACCGAAATAGAAAACGTCATCGGCTGAGGGGGCGCCACTTGATGGGATTGGAACAGGGAAAGAGAGTTCCTTCGTCGTCCCCGCCACGGTTGCAACCTGGGCAAAGAGAACAACACCATCTGAGCATCGCTGGTAGCGGATAGCGTATGTCTTCCCCGCTTCCATCGTCACGGCTTCGTCGAGCGTCGCGGCAACAACTGACGATCCGTTTAATGTCACCGAAGCGATTCTTCCGCCGATGATCCCAAAGAGCGGAACGTCGTGCGCGAACTTGACGAGGTCGCCGCGCGTGTAGCCAATCGACTGGAAGTCCTGCCTGACTGAATAGACCTCGGGCCTCAGAATCGAGCGCGCGAGCTCATAGCGGCCCTCGCGCCACGCTTCCGAGTGCGAGGTGATTCCCCATCGTGAGACGGACTCGAGTCTCGTAGCGAGCTTGTAGTGCGTTGTCCCGGAATAGACATCGGCGGTCGTGTGCGCTGTCCCGAAGGCATCGCGCGTCACGCCATCGTTCTGCGTGTCGTAGATATATCCGTCAGCGAGGACGATGCACTCGTCTTCCTGGTATCCCGCTGCGGCATTGACGAACGTCACGCGGTAGCCGTGCGGGAGTTCATCGAACGACTTGCAGCCGATAAAATCCGACGAGTTGCGCGGGGCAATGAGTGCGACAGGAGTCGTCTTCGCGGTGTCGTGGACGATCGAATAAACCGCCCCTTGCATGGTGAGCTGCGCGCGCGCTGTCGAGAGGACCCGAGCCATGGCCTCGCGGAGCGTAGCCTGGGAATCAAAAACCGCGTTGCACTGGTTCCGCTTCTCGGTACCGCCTAAGCCATCGGAGACGAGCGTCTCGGCCCATGCGTAGAGCGCTTCGAATGCGGGCCAGTCGATATCCGTGTCTGCGACTGGCTTCGGATTCGTCGCGCCGCGGAGAAGGTAGAGCGCCTGCGCGGCAGGGTTCGCGGTCGCGGCTGAACTAGCCCACCGGGCCACGCCCGTACCAGATCCCGAATAAACAGGGAGGATCGACTGTGCGATGCAGGATATTGCCGATAGCGTCCCGTTGACGACATCGGAAGCCTTGATCCTCATCGACATGCGGACTAGGCCAGGAGCTGCATCGGAGTCGACGGGCGTTTCGTTGAGCGTGGAGCGCAAGGCGGTCCAGTAGACTTCGTCGGTGATGAGGTCATCCGTCGCGTCGGCGGTTACGCGGTAGACGCGGACGTCATACTGCCCGGCCGTGACGTTGACCGATCCTGAGTAGCGCGCTGTCTGCGTGAGCGCCTTCGAGATGGTCTGGTCATAGAAGTTCGTCCATGCTCCAGTCGATCCGGTCGGGCGATAGTCGGCTTTTATCTGTACGGCGCGATCTGACTTGTTACCTTGTGAATCATACGTCACGAGCCCATTCGGGAATTCGAAGTCTATTCCGATCTTCATCGCACCTGCGGCTGTGGTTCTGAAGAGCATGGTTGGCGTCCCGCTCGGGCTGCGCATCTTCATAGATAGCTGCTCTTCCGTGACGCGCTTCGGATAGTAGGTCATGGCGGAGGCGTCCTGGCGCAGTTCTATCGATACATCCTGCGAGGAGAAGAGCCCGTCGACCGTCACCGGTCCCGTCCTGACATCAGCGCTATTCGACGCAAGGAGATTCTCACCGATCCTGATATCCGAGATGGAAAGAGGCCCGTGCCCGATCACGAAGGCGAGGTGGATGTATTGGTCGCACCCGTCGTCGCCAGCGATCTCGGTATAGGGATTCCCCGCGTAGGGCGGTACGATGTAGTGCCGGCCGAGGATGACCGGGATTGCGCCCCAGCGGTTTACATTGTTCGAGGCGCCCTTGATTCCGGGGAGAGTGGTCGAGCCTGTTTTTTTCGTATCATTCGCGCCGAGACGATTGTCGAGACGATTCTTGAAATCCTGATTCTGCTTGATGGAGCCGACCAACGTAACGACGCCCACGGCGAGTATGGTACCAATTATTGCAATCGGAATCGCGACCCCACCCGGCACAATCCTCACAAGCACGAACGCATCGTCGTCCACCGACGAGTCCCATTGTTCAGGCTTCACCTCCTGATCGTTGCAGTAGACGATGGAGTTGTTGACGACCTTCTCTTCAGCGATCTTCCCGAGGATGTCGCGAACCGTGAGTCCGGATTCAACGTCGAAGCGCTCATGTTCCGAGGAGAGGGGATTCCGAAACGCGGTGACGTGGATCATGCTGCAACTCCTGGGATGCGGTAGAAGCCCATGACGCGCGAGCGGATCATAGGGCTGTCGATCTTTTCGAGTCGAGAGAATCCTTGCCGCTCTTCGACGTGGAGGACCATCCCATTCCTGGCATAGAGGCCGACATGGGAGGCGATCCCGAGGTAGCGCATGAGGACGATATCGCCTTCCTCGGGGGCGGCGACGCGGGCCGCTCCGATGAGCGGGAGCTTCTCATTGATGATGTTCGCTTCGGTCTGGTGGTCTGAGAAATCATCATAGCCATCGACGAAGGCCGGGAGCGTGACGCCGTATTCCTCGGCAAGGGCGAGGCGGACGAGGCCGTAGCAGTCGCAGCCATCGCGCGTCCTACCGTGGGGCAGGAACGGAATCCCGATGAAGCGCGCGCAGTCCACTAGAACACCCCCGGAACGATCGTTGGAGTGAAACACTTCGACGGGACGTAGATATCGAGACGGTCCTCATAGGTAAGCGATCCCGAGACGGTGAACTTGTTGTAGGTGATATCGCGCCAGAGAAACGAACCGAAGGCCACCTCTGTCGTATCGGGAGAGTCGGCGAGAGCGACCGCGATCTCGACAGAGGGTGCGGTTTCGATCGACCTGATTGCTGCGATGATTGAGAGGTCAACGGCATCGACGGAGAGCTTTGCGTCACCGATTTCTCCGTCCTTCTCGGCCGGGAGTTCGACGGTGAACGCGAAGGGGCTATACGAGTATCCGCCGCGCTCGAGAGCTACGGGATTGTTGACGAGGCGGATGGGGGACGCAATGTCCGCGTGCGTGATCGTGAGGAAGGAGACAACGGCATGCGGGCATACGGACGCAAGGGAAGCCGCCCTGAGCACCGCGGGAATGGTCCTCATGGGTCGACCTCCAGATTGATCGTCGCGATGACGTAGGGTCCCGATGGAACGAAGGAAGGCGGGGAGCCCTGTTTGAAGTGGACATAGGTCATCGTAGAGTCAGGGGGGAGAGGGAATCGGAATGAAAGAAGTCCATAGAAAGTTGTCGCAGTGAAGAAGTTTTCAAGCGCCGCACGTTGTGTCTTGTTGATCTGGAACTGCACCGTGATCGGTCTCGGCGCGACCGTCCCGCGCAGCCGGCGCTTCGCAGGGCCGGTATCCATCGAGGTCTCGATGACGTTGTCCGCGAAACGCTCGGAGAAGCCGTCCTGGAGCGGAAGCTGCGGGAGCGTCGAAGGCCAGTCGCTCATGTCGTTACTCTCCTACCCGATGCCGCAACGCCGGGGATCTTGCCTTTCGTTGCCATCTCCTGAACCTTCTTCTCGATGTAGACGTCGATCACGCGAAGCCCGTCGGCCCCGGTCGATTCCTGCTGCGTGACGTTCGCCCCGACGTTGTTGTGGATGTTGATCGTCACCGAAGCCGCGCCAGAGGTCTCGACGCCGAGGTTGCCCGATCTCGTGCGGACGAGGGGGACCGCCGCCTCTGCGCCGGCCTCTCCGAAGACTCCGCCCGAAGCGAAGCCGAAGAAGTGCGGCGTGTCGACGATCTGATTACGGTATGCGTGGAAGCCGGGGAGCGTCGGGATGCCGCCCTTGGCGTAGCCGGTCAGTGCGGACTTGTAGCGCGATTCCTGATTGAAAGCCTCGGCTTGGAGGTAGTAGTCGAGGAGGTCGGAGTTGCTCCCGGAGTTGCTCGTCGAGGTTCCGTTAGAAGTCGACGAGTTGTAGCCCATGAATCCGCCGATGATCGAAAGGCCGCCGCCTGCGATGAATAGAGCCCAACCAACGGGGTTCGCGACATTAGCAACGATCAGTTCGAGCCCGGCGGTCATCATGAGCTGGCCGGTGCTCGAGGCTGCGGACTGGATCACGCTCGCCATGGACTCCTGGAAGGTCTCCGATCCGCTGGATCCTGCAGCGAGCGCTTCGCCGATCGAGACGAAGGTTTCCTGGATGCCGGAAGCCGCGATCGAAGCGAGGCCTTTCTCGAGGTTGTCGACCGCAATGCGCGACTCGTTCAGGGTCTCGTTGAGGGCCTTCGCTTCCTGGTTGATGTCTGCGACTTTCGGCGCAATGTAGTCATAGGTGGAAAAAGAGGTCTTCGCGCCTGCGGTAGAGGCGGCGGAAGCCTTCGAGAATCCATCAGAATTGTAATATGCGAATAGGCGGGCTTCTTCATCGGACAAACCGCCCTTGTATCCGAGTTCGTTGGCGAGTTCCCTTATCCTTCTGATACCGTTTTTTGGATCACTAAAATCTACCGTGAAGCCCTTCGAAATGAGGTCGGAGATAATCTTGTCGAGCGCCTTTGCGCGTTCAGCAACGAGATCGAATGCTTCCCCCTGTGAGGTTGCCCATGCATTCTCCTGGCCCAGTTTCGCGAAGCTGTCCCGTAGCGCTGCCTCGGCATCGGCAACGGTCTGCTGGTTGGGCGTGAGCGCCGCGGGGAGCTTCATCAGCCCGAGAGCCTTGAGCTTTTCCTCTATCGCCGAATCGAGCGAGAGCCCTTTATTGATGTCGATCTGCCGCGTGACGTCCCGGATCTCTTCGAGCTTCCGCTTGAGTTCTTCGAGCTTCTCGATGTTGTCCTGGGCCTTCGACTGCATCGAGTAAAGGCCAAAATACTGCGGGTTCGAGAAGAGGGTGGAGAGGCTGAAATCGGCGCCCATCGAATCCCATCGCGTTGACGCGAGGGTGTCGCGGTTCTTCGCGAGCTCGGCTTCGACCCAGGAAAGGCTTCCGGTTGTGTCGCCCTTCCCCGAAGAGATGATGCCCATGGCCCGCGACTTGCTCAGAGAAAACTCGGCTTTCTGATTGAAGGCGTCGAGCTCGCGATTCAAGAGGGGAAGGACTGTCGTGCCGAGGTTCGCGAGGATCGCCTTGAAGTTGTCCTGGGCCGTCGACCACCGCCCCGCGGTCGTTTCGGCAGTCCTGTCCATCATGTCGTAGAACTGCCCGCCGGCATCGGTCGCCTTCGTGATCGCCTTGTTGATCTCGTCGAAGGTTATCGCGCCGTCGGCTGCGAGGCCCTTGATCTCGCCGGCGCTCTTGCCCATCGACTCGCCGAGAAGCTGGAAGATCGGGACTCCGGCGTTGATGAACTGGTAGAGGTCCTGCGTCTTGGCCTTGCCCTGGGCCATGACCTGGCCATAGACGAGGGCGAGGCTCTGGAGCTTGTTGTTGTCGCCCATCGCGACGTCGCCGAGCTTGCCCATGACGCCCACAAGGTCGTCCGTCGCGACGCCGAATCCCTTGAGCGTCGTCGCTGCCTGGTTCACTCCCTCGAACGAGAGCGGGGTCCTGTTGGCGAAATCTCGGAGGCGGTCGAATACCTTCGAGCCCTTGTCCATGTCGCCGACGAGGACGCCCCAAGTGACGCGGCTCTTCTCGAAGCTCGCCGCGAGGACAACGGATTCCTTGCCCATGTCGACGAGCCCGGAAACGATACGGCGGCCGACGTCGACGGCGATATTCGCGACGGAGGAAAATCCCGCGATCTTGAGGGCGAGATTGCCGAATGACTGCTCTGCGCCTGCTCCCGACTGCGTTAGGCGCCCGAGGGCCGCGGCGGTCTGGTCGACGCCCTCCTGGGAGACGCGTATCGATAGGCTCGCTGTCTCAGGCATAGTCATCCTCCCCCACTACCTGCGCAACCGCGTCATCCATCGCCATGATCGCCTCGACCTCGAACGGGTCGAACGCGATCCCTGTCACGGCCGTGTAGTCGGCCATGTCCCGCCACGTCACCGAAACGCCTGCGAGGCCCGCCTGTAGCCCCCTGCGGAGCTCCCAGAAGAGATCCCAGAGGTATCGGAAGCCCTCCGGAATCTTCACGGCATCGAGCCGCGGGCTGCGCTCCCCTGACCGTTCGGCACGATCAAGGAGCGCCTTCTTCCGAGTGCCGAGGTCCGGCTTCTCTTTCGACATTGGCTTCCGGAGCCAGGCCTCGGCTTTCGCCGCCTCGACTAGGTCGCCGAGGCATTCCCTAAAAAATTGGTCCTCGTCGCGTGGAACGTCGCTATCTGCTTGTAGATCTCCGGGATCGAGAGCGCGGCACGGAGGTTGTCCGCTGAGAACGCAAGCGCCTTGCCGGTTCCCTCGTCGTCGACGTCGTGCCATCCCGTAGCGCAGGCGACGAGGACTTCCTTCGCGTCATCGTCCATCTGCTGCGGGCTGACGGGCTTCCCGTCGAGGCGGTGCCGCTCGTTGATCTCCTTCCACTTGTTCTTCGCGACGTCGGAGTCGGCGCCGAGCATGGTGATGCCGGCCTTCGTCGGAGCGCCCGTGCGCGGGTCGTAGATCGGGCAATCGACGCCCTTGTTCGCGAGGGGCCGGGAATCCAAAACAGACAGCTTCATGTCTTCTCCTTACGCGGGGATCTTTTCGATCTGGATCATCTTGCCGGTCACAGGGTCAACGCCCGCGGTGAAGGGCAGGGTCATGGGGATATCGTCCTCGGGGATCGTCTTCGATGCGCCCGTATAGACGATGTAGAGCAGGGTGATGGTGTACTTGTTCCCCGCGCCGTCCTGGAGCGTCCACGCGATGCTCGAAGGAGTCTTGTTGAGGAACTTGTTCGCGAGCACGGCGTCCTTGAAGAACGTCACGAGGTTCCCGCCGATCTTGAAGCGGCCGAGGCTATTGAAGGCCGGGTCGTCCTTGTAGAGGGCATACTTGTGGTTTCCCGAGGCGTCGATCGAGATGTCGAGCGACTGCGCGGCATCGAACGCGGTCCCTCCCTCGAGGATGGCGCCCGTGAAGGAGTCGAAGACGTCCGTCGTCGCGGGGTCGGCAATGGTCGCGGCTCCCGCGATGGAGGTCGTCTCGAGATCGCCGGCTGTGAGGCCGAGAAGGTCGAAGGAGCCCGTCACCTTCGCGTTGTTCTTGATCGACAGGGCGAGGCGGTTCGCGATGGCGCCGAGAACGGCCTGGTAGAGGGGAACGTCGAGGTCGAGGAAGCCCTCCTCCATCGAGAAAGTCGAGCGCGTGACGCCGTTCCGCATGACCTGGCGGGTGGTCGTAGCCGTGATGGCATCGTCCGCAGTGACGTTGGCGAGGCCCGTCGCGGTGGAGCAGGTGACGACGAGGGCAGAGACCGCCGAGATAACGAAGGTCCCGTTGTTGCCCGAGGCGGTGAAGCCGCCGAAGGTGATCTTGTCGCCGACCTTGACGCCATCGGTGATCCAGGAGCCCGTCGAGCGCGTGAAGGTCTTCGCGGTCGCAACGACGTCGACCGTCAAGCCGGTGAGGTTGTACGCCACGGCGAAGGCGGAGGCGAGAAGCGACTCGATGAGGTCGTCGAAGCTCCCGAAGGAGAATTCGAGCGGCCAGTTGATGCCGATACTCTTGTTCCCGAGACCGGGGACGGCGCTCTGCCTGTCGGAGCGGAGCTCGGCGGATTCGAGCGTCTGGCGCCCGATCGTGATCCCGGAGCCTCCCGAGGTCCTGCGGGCAGTCTTCCAGGACGGAGATGCCGGGGTCGTCCCCTCGACGGTTTCCTTGCAGAAAATGAGGCGCGTTCTCGCGCCGGTTCCGTAACCCATGGATTCCTCCCTGCGCTATTCGCGCTAGTTCGCGACGTCGGCCGTCCAGGCCACCCGTACTATCTGCTTGAAGTAGGCCGGCTCGTCCTGCTGCGGACGGACCACCCACGATTTCTTGACAACTACGATCTGCCCATCACTCGAGAGCACCGTTCCGCGCGCGAAGATCTTGCGGATTCGTTCGGCCTCGTCATCGACGGTTTTCGTCCCCTGCCCTGCGGGGGCGCAGAGGATATCGAGCTGGAAGATCCCGACGTGCCGATTCTTCGCTTCACTCCCGAGGGCGGCTGCAGTGGGCTCCCCGGCGATGAACCATGCGCGATACCAGAGCCCCGTCTGAGGCGGGACGAACGTCTTGCCGCCCGGATTGAGGTTCTCCCATTTCACGAGGCTCGCATTGATCGCGGCGCCCGGAGCGGCGGCCGTGAGGCGGGAGAGGAGGGACTTCTCGATGGAGCTCATCGCATCACCGCCGCGGCTATGCCGTCGAATTCTGCGATCGTGACTGACACCATGCCGGCGGGCGCCTGCTGCGAATAGCCGTCCTCGAGGCGCTCGATGTATGGCAGGTTGTTCGTGAGGTAGACAGCGATCTCGCGCGGATTCCAGCCGAGAACCTCGTCGGACATCGCCTGGATCGTCGCACGGCCCGAGGGGTCCGTGTCGTTGACCGCCGCGATCCCTTCGGTCATTTCGGCCGGGACGGCGATCGTGCAGATCCAGTTCCCCCGGGCCCGTCCGGTATCGACTGGTGTCCGCATGATGATCCGGCGGAAGACCTCGAGCGCGACCATGCGCGTAACCTGGTCGCACTTGTCGATCGCGTTCCGCTGGAAGGTCTCGAGGTCGGTGGTGAACTTGCCCATCACGCCCCCCTCGCGAGCACGGAATAGTAGAGGACCTCGCTCGCCGGCTTCATCGCGCCCGCGGAGATGATCGAGAGCACGGAACCGTCGGAATCGACGATCGACATGGAGCTCGTGAGCGCGGGTAGCGTTACCAGCCAGTCCGATGCGCCAGGGAGCAACCCGAGGGCCGCGAGCATGAAGGACCTTGTGGCGACTCCGATGTCGATGCCGAGGTCTTTCGCATAGGCGACGCGCTGGACCTGCGTGATCTCGAGCTCGAGGGCCTGGGTCGTGTAGTCGACCGTCGTCGTCGTTCCCGGGGAACCCGACACGGGATCCGCTCCGGTGGTCGTCGAGACCCGGAGCGTGACAGGCCGGCCCTCATTCTTGAGATCGTCGTAGATCCCTCGGGCTTCCTGGCTCATCGATAGCCCCTGGCCGAACCATTGTCGCGGATGACGCGCGCAGACTGGACGCCGCCCGGCTGCCGGTAGTATCCAGCGAGGAGCTTGTTGATCACATCAAAGATCGCGGGCGGAGGGGCTTTGAGGTCCGAGCTTTCGGGCTGGTAGCCCTTGGAGATCGGCCCGACAGTCTTCTGGACGAGCTTTCCGTTCGGGTCGCGGTCCTGGTAGAGCGTCGTTCCCTGAGAGGCGAGATGGGCGGCCTCAGCGCAGGCCTGCTTGATGGGCTCAGGGATCACGCCATTGAGCGAGTAGCCGTCAGGATCGTCGAGCTCATAGCAGGTTGTGAGGCCAGGGCGAAGGCAGCCCGAGTCGCGCGGCCATTTGAGGCCCTGCGACTGCGACGCCTTGCGCCCGAGCCAGGGGAACGTTGCATCGATGAAGGCGACTCCCTGAATAATCGCGATGGCCTTCGCGGCGGCGTCCAGCGCGGCCCATGAGGTATACCCATGAGCTGCGGCATAGCCGTCGACATAGGTCGCGTCGACATAGGAGTTCGCGCCCACGACTCCGGTCCCATCTTCGATCGTCAGGGTGACAGCCATCAGACAGCCGCCTTGTCGCAGCCGCGCAGCTCGTGGGTCTTCTCGAGCCCGATGATGCGGCCCTCGTGATTATCGAGGCGCTCATCGTGTTCGTCGATTCTCGTACCCTGCGACTTGAGCCAGGTGTTGAGGTTGTCCATAGACACAGTGAGCTTGGCGACGGCGGATGAGAATTTGAGTAGCGCCCCGACGATCGTGAGGATGAGGGCCATGGCTGCTAGAACTACCTGTAGCCATTCGGCCATGATTACGCCTCCGGCTTCGCAGCCTCGGCTATCGCGGCCTCGAGGCGATCCGTCGACCAGCGCTCGAGCACCGATCGAGGCACTGGCTTCCCGTTCTTGTCGACCACGCCGATCTCGAGGGCTTTCGCGACGAGCTCGTCGCGGTCGAGTTCCTCGGGCTGTCCCTCTGCAACGCGGATGCGTTCATCCTTGAGGAGCTGATCCTTCATCGATGCCGGCGCGATCATCTCGCACTCGGTCCCGTCGCGGAGGGTCTTCAGGAATTTCATCTACACCCTCCGCCCGATGACCGTGACGAGCGCCTTCGTGTTGCCGATGGTGTCGCCCGCGCAGACGATGGTGATGTCCGAGCCCTGCTTGACGGTGCTGTAGGCGTCGTCGATGGTCCCGGCGCGCGCCAGGGTCTTGTCGGTGGCGCAAAGCATGGCGTTCGTCACGTCGGCGCCGTTGGCTTGGGCCTTCAGGGTTCCGTTCGTGCTCGCTCCACGGGGCTGCACGATGACGTCGAGGATCTCGAAGTCAACCGGAGCGCCGGCCTCTCCGAAGAAGGAAACCGAAGCCGCACCGGTGGTCACGTCCTTCGAGAACATGACGGGAGCGAACTCCGGGAATCTGCTATCGTATTTCATGGCTACCTCGCTTCAAAGGATGGCGGGGAGGTTATCCCTCCCCACCTGCAGGTCACGCGTCCTCGAGGATGCGGACGATGCGGTTCTTGTTGATGACCTTGGAGCCGTAGAGCGTGTCGTACTGCACATTCAGGCCGAGGTTGCCATCGTGCCAGACGGAGATGCGGACCGGCACGCCGCCGACGGTGACCATAGCCTGGTTGACGCCGCCCACGGGGAGCTGCGCGTACTGGCGAGCCGCGAAGGCGACCGCGGAGGGCGTGAAGCCGACGAGGGACTGGGTCGCGACGAAGGTCACGACGGCGTCGTCAGCCGCGGGAGTGGCGCCGGCGAGCGCGGGAAGGAAGGTGATTTCCACCGTGTCGCTCGAGCTCTTCGTGGTCGAGATGACCGTGTGGAGCGGGGTGCCGGACTCGCCCGAGAGGGTGAACATGTCGCCGGGGCGGATCGGGTTCGCGTCGTCGTCGAAGCCGTCGACAGCGATGGAGACAGCGCCGGCCGCGTAGGCGGTGCCCTTGTTGTTGACGGCGCCGGTGAGGTCGGCCGGGGTGTACTTCGCGATGCCTGAATTCTTGTGCATGTCGAAGCCGAACTTGCGGATGAGCGCGAGGTCGCGCTGTGCGTTCGGGTCGCCGGAAGCATCGGCATGCTGGAAGGCGTCAAGCTTGAGGAGGGCGCCCATCATGCCGGGAGACATGACAAGGCGTCGGCTGTTCGGATCGGCCTCGTTCTCGTCGAGCTTCACGCCGGCGTCGACGATGAAATCCTCGGACACGCCCGCGCGGGCGTCGACGAAGTTGTCGGTCTTGAGGAGCGTGAGGTAGAGATCAAGGTTGACGGCCTTGAGGATGGTCTTCGCGAGCGGGACGCCGTACATCTGGATGAGGTCATAGGGCGACTTCGAGAGCTCGGCGCCGTTCAGGGTGATGGTCTTCTTCTTCGACTTGTCGAGGGTGACAGGGACCGTCTGCTGCGTGATCCCGGTGCCGGAGATGGTATCGCCCGGGGTCCAGTCGTCGGCGGTGCCGAGATCGGGGGTGATGGGCACGTTGACCGTATCGCCGGAATTGGCGATGAGCGGCTCCACGTCACGCGACACGAGCGCGGGAAGCCCGTACTCGCCGATATCCAGGGCGTCAAACGAGGCCGCCCAGAACTCGGGATACAGGACATCCATATTGGTATTCGACATAGAATCCTCCCCACGTCCTTAGGACGATGGAATTGAGGGCCTAGCCCTCCACGATGTGAACGTCCTCGCCCTTGGCGAGGCGCCCCCGATACTCCTTCGCGACCTCGGGGTTGGTCTGAATGTCAGAACGCTTGTAGGCGTTCCCCTTGGAGCCAGGGGCCGAAGACTTCGAACCGCCGGCGCCGCCCCCCGAATTGGTCTCGGCCACGAAATACTTGCCCTCAGGGGTCTGCAAGTACGCCGAAAGGGCGTCCCGGACGCTCTTGTTGTCGCCAGAGAGGTACATCTCCTGCCCGTCGATGACCTTGCGGTCAAACTTAGTCCGGGTGTAGAAGAGGTCGCGAAGCGCGCCCCTCATCTCGGGCCGGATCTGCAGCGGGCTGTTCTTCTCATCGCCCGTGATCGCCTTCTCGAACTCGGAGAGGCCGAGGAGGCCGGAATATCTCTGCGAAGCCTCATCGCGTTCCTGCGTAAGCCTCTGGAGGTCGGCCGCGTGCTTGTCGGTCAGGGCCTTGAGCTGAGTCTCGTAATAGGCTTTCGCCTCTTCGGAGCCGGCGCCCTTGACCTTCTTCTCAAGCTCGGCGAGCTTGTTTTCGTACTCGGGGACCTTCTTCTCGAACTCGGCCAGCTTCGCAAGAGCGCTTTCCTTCTCGCCCTTTAGCTGAGAATTCGTGATTTTGATGCCCTTCAGGTCGGCCTCGTACTCGGACATGATCGCCTGGACCTTGGCGGCTACCTCGCCCTCGCCCGAGAGCGTGGTTTCCAGAAACTTCTGATCGAACGCCATAGACTTCCTCCGTGCTCCTCCTGGAGCTGGTTTGCTTGCCTGGGCCATCTCCTGACGGCCTTCACGCGCCCGCGTGGCAAGTGGCCTTTCGGCCGGGAAAAACAAAAAGGGCGCCCACGCCGTCGCAGTCTCCTGCAACGGTATAGGCGCCCATCTTTGGACGGTTCGGGGACAAGTCCCCTACGAATTGTTACTATACTAATACAACGTTATTACATGGATTGCAATACCTATTTGCAACAAATTGCTATAAATTGCAATCTAGCTTGCAAGAGCAATCCCCTTGCCCGTTTTAATCGGTCTCGCTTCTACGGGGTTGCCTTCGACGACGACTATCTCGATTCTCCCGGAACGCCGCTCCTTCCGCATGTCCTCGAGGAGGCGGTCGAGGGCCTCGTGGGCTTTGACGTCCTGGATCGTCACGCCGCCCTCCCCTTCTTCGCCGGCGCCCGCAGATCCTTGAGCGGGACGAGTTTCCCGTCCCGTACCATCTCGTCGAGTCCGACGCCCTGCTTGTAGAGCGCCGCGCGCCCGGGCCCGAGAGCCTCGATGCGGCGGGCGTCCGTGGTCTTCGCGAGCCAATCGCGATAGGTCTCGAATTCGGCAACCTGCCCGTCCATGCTCGCCCGGGTCGATGGAGGGAGGTCGGCGGCATCAAATCCGAGCTCGCGGAAGGACTTTAATACCGGAATATATAGACCGCGACAGTTATGTGTTAGTATATTATTAGCTATGAAGTATTCGTCCTCAGATTGGAGGCTATAAACATGTCCAGAAAAATTGATCTTCCGAATCTCGACGACCTTGTCGCAGAATATCGGTCCGGCAAGACCATTGATCAAATCGCTTGCGAGATCGGCGTATCCAAAAATACCATCTATAGAGGCTTGCAGTCCCGTGGCGTTTCTTTCGAGATAGGCCGGCGCTCCAAGGTGAGGCCGTCGCTTTCGGAAATGCTTGCTATTTACAACTCCGGAATCGGGGTCAGGGGGGTCGCCGAAGCCCTTGGCACAAGTCGAATGTATGTGAAGCTCGCCTTTGAAAAGGCCGGAATACATGAAAGAAACCCGCATGAACAGCAAATAGAGCGAATGCGCCGCATGTCTCAAGAGGAACGCTGTCGCATTTCCGAGGCTGCCCATCGCGCGGCAACTGGACGCAAGAAATCTGAGGCGGAGCTTTGCCTTGCAGCACAATCCCGCTATTCCAATGGGTCTTGCAATACGTCGGAGTATGAGGTTGCTCTCGCGAGGCTCTTTAAAGAACGTGGGATAACTTTCGCGCAACAATTCCCGGTTGGCCGCTATAATTGCGACTTCATTATCGATTCCGTCGCCGTGGAAATCTTCGGAGGTGGTTGGCACCTTCACGGAAGACATCTCGCCCGCCTCGAAGAACGAACAAAAAAGATCCTCAATTCTGGCTACGGTCTGATTATCGTCTTCGCTTCGAATACCCACCCTGTCGATGCCTCTATCGCAGACAAGATAATTTCCGAGGCGAATATCCTTCGCAATGGTAAAACCAATATCCGTGAGTATCGGGTGATTTGGGGTAGCCCGGATCTCATTACCGGAGGCAGTGCGGATGATGAACATGTCGCCCTTGTATATCCGCTTACCAACCGCCGTGACCCGACTACCGGACGATACAAGAGTATCCCCCGTTAAGCAGTTAAAATGCGCAGGGAGCTGCGGCCGCGGTTCGTCGAGCCCATAGACTCGGCCATCCTCGAGTCCGCAGATCGGGCAGGTCCGCAAGTCGAGCGTCTCGACGCGCTGGTAGCCCTTGATGATGTCGGCGTTCTGCTCGTAGATCGCCTCCCGCGCCTGGTTCCCGACGTGCATCGTCGCCGTCCGGACGATCTGCTTCGCGGAGTTCGAATCGAGGACGCCGCCCTCGTATTGCTTCGTCGATCGGTTGTACTTCCCGCGGAGGCGCTGGACCATCTGCTGGTTCGTATCGCCCGCGATGATTCCGGCTTGGATCTCCGAAACAACGCGGGAGGAGAGGTCCGCCGACAGGGAGGCTAGAAGGTCGCCGATCGTCGAGCCTTCCATGACGGGGAGCTTCGTCACGGCGGCCCATAGCTGCGCCGCGCCGGGCGAGGTGAACGAGATCCCGGGCAGTCCCTTCCCAAACGCGTCCGTGAGACGCTGCGCCTCGTCGGAGGTCATTGCCTTGAGGTCGAGCATGAGCTGGCCGGAGAGCTCGTCGCAGGCGGTCCGGTAGATCGCATCGAGGTCAGCCTTCACGCTCATAAGCCAGCGCTTCGTCCACTCGCCTTCGGTTGCGGCGACCTTGCCAATTACCCGCTCGCCGGCGGCCTCGAGGATCGGGATGAGCTTAGCGATCTCGTCGCGGCTCCAGCCGTCGAGATAGAGGCCGTTATCGAGGAGGATGTGGAGCAAGAGCGTCGAGGCGTTCATGGTTATCTCTGGGACTTAGGGGGTAGCCTTTTCGATAGGCCGGCACTGTACTCGACTCGGACGGGCTCGCCTTCTTGGAAGAATACGCGGAAGCCAACCTCTCCGAATTGGGGGATATCCCTGAATGCCTTTTCGAGCTCAGGCCGAAGAGAATCGAGAAGATCACTACCTGCCTTCATCCACGCCTCCTAAAGCCTTAGCAATGACCGAATCCATAGACTCACGCGATTTTTGCATTATCTTTTTCATTAGATCCTCAGATTCCTTGCTGTCGAGCATCGCGTCTCCGATGGTACTAGGACCGAAGTTTTTCCTTCGCCATTCTTTCGAATATGGGACGAGGGATTCGCTCACACCTGCCCTCCCTGCGCTTTCGCCTTCACCCCCGCAACAGCCGCGGCGAGTTTCTGAGCGGCGGAATCGTCGGCATTCTGCCGGGCATTCTCGAGCTCGGCGAGGAAATCCTCGAGCGAAAGATCGGGCGGCAGCCGTTCGCCGTTCTTGAGGTTGTAGTAGAGCACCGTGTCGGGCATGGCGCCCTTCTGCCAGGACTGGGTGATCGCGGTCAGTTCCTGCGGCCCGAGGAGTGACACGTCGTAGTCGGTGTTGAGCTCGTAGGTGAAGTCCTCGGCGTCGATCCCCTGCCACCGTGCGACGAGGCGGACGGCCCTCGTGATGACGCGGGACAGGTTGTTCGCGAAGGTCGCAAGGACGGAATTCTCGCCGGCGCGATGGATGCGCGCGGTGTCTGCAGCTTCCACGCCCTTCTTCTCGGCCGAGATGATGCGAGCGCCAAGAATAGCCATGCGCTCCTCGCAGGCTTCGAGGGCCTTCGCTTCCTGCTCCATGCCAGTGCCCTGGAACTCGAGATATCCGACCGTCTCGGCCTGGGGGAAGAATAGGAACTGTGAGCCGCCAAGATGAACCGGATCGGGCTGCCCCTGATCGTTGGTCGGCTGCTCCTGCTTCGTCGCGTAGGGCGTCGGGACGCCGGTGTAGTGGAGTCCATTCTCGTAGTCGGCCGTCTTCTGGAAGTGCCCTATGTTCTCGTAGGCGAGGTCGATGAGCATCGATTTCTCGGGCTGGCTCCCGGGGACCGGGAAGAAGGGGATGAAGTCGAGCGGAGCCCCTGCCATCTTCGGCGTATAGGACTCCGTCATGACGAATTCGGTGTCTGTCTCCTTGCCCTGCTTGACGACTGATTGCTCTTCAAAAACGCGGATGAGGTACTTTCCTGCCTCATCGAGCGAGAGGACGCGGTAGCGGTGCTTGATCTCTGCGGTGAACTCATCGGACGACGCGTTGTATGGCTCCTTGAGGACGACGAGGGATAGCATGAGCGCGCTATTCCGCTTCGTGTATCCCCAATTGATGACCGACTCGGCGCAGTAGTAGGCGAGATACGCACGGTTCCCCGCTGCCTCCGAGGTCGCCTTGTCCATGCCATCGCCCGTGGCTGGGTAGTCGACAAGGATCCCTCCCCAGTTGGTCGGCAGGAGATCCCAGGAGATGTCGGAGGCGAACTGGTTCAGGCTCGTGCCTCCGAGGTCGATGTCGTTAAGGATCGCCTGCAAGGCCTCGGGCGCATTCGACGCGACAGGAGGCTTCGAGAAGATCATGCCGTGCAGCCCCTTCGCGGTCCGCCCGGTGGCTCCGAACCAGTGCGCGCGCGACAGGTACGCGTCCCAGTCGCTCGTCTCCATGCCGATGGGCCGGGGGAGGTAGGCGCCGTAGTTGTGCTCGACGATACCGCCCTGCGTCGTCGAGACGTCGCCGAACTTGATCGCGCGCTCGCCGGCAATGGCATCGCGGACGATGCGCCACTCGGGTTTGTTAAGGTCGTATTCTCTGCAAGAGATATTTACGGGCATGGCTAGACTCCTCTGGTACGGGCAGCGCTGACGGGCGAATGCCGCGGCGCGGTTACGCGGTATCGTGTCTCGTCATAGGCGTGGTCCTCGGCGTCCGAGTCCACGTCATCAGGATCGTTCTCATCACGGGGAAGCACCGGCACGGTCCTGAGGAATCCATCCGTGCAGGTCTCGAAAACGAACAGGCAAGGCTCCTCGGGCCGCTCCTTGAGGGACTCGGCGAGCATGCGGCGGACGACGGCAAGCCCATTCTTTCGGGAGCCTGAAGACTTGTCGGCGGGGATGAAGCATGCGCGGCCATAGCCCTTGTCGATGCCTTGGGCGATGGATTGCTTGCCCGGTTCGGCCTCGTAGATCGAGGAGTCGGCGGGGCCGGGCTGGAATGGCTGCGCAAGCCCGAGGGCCTCGCGGATCTTCTTCTCGCGCTCCGCGATGCCCTTCCCGATCGCCACGTCCTCGAGGCGGGGCTCGGCGCCGTGGTTGTCCTCGCCGTTCCATCCGTACCATTCGGCGATGCGGAAGAGCGTCCCGCGCGGGAAGGTCCGCTTCGAACCATCGGACAAAGTCGCCGTTGTTCCGTCGGACTCGGCCCACCATCCGACGGAGAACGGCTTGGAGCTGCCCCAGTCGAAGGAGCGGTCGATGCGCCATGAGGCCGGGATCTTGAAGGGCTTCTTGACGTGGATGGAGCGATCCCAGAGGTCGTCGAGCGCGCCGCCGGCGGTGATGTCCCAGTCTCCATAGAGCCAGGCCCGGCGCTTGTTGGCCTCCTTGATCGCAAGAAGGCTCGCAATGTACCCGGGGTCGGCCGCCTGCAGGATCTTGTTCTCCCAGATCGTCCCGTGGATCGCGACGCGGCCCCTGCGCTCGACCTGACCTGTGACGGGGTTCTTGAATTCCTCGTAGATCACATGACCGCGGGGGGCCGGGTCGATGAAGCGGCGTTTCACGGCATTGTGCCCGCGGCCCCATGGGTTCGCTGTAGCGCGGTACTTGCGGGGCAGCCCTGGCGTCGAGGAGCGGCAGACCGACATCATGTCGAGGTAGAGCCCAAGATCGCCCCAGTTCGTGAGCTCTTCCCACCCGACGAAGGGATACTCCTGCCCGTGATACGACCAGTAGTCGTCGCGCTTCTTCGCCGCGCGGAAGCGGAGCTCCTCGCCGTCCGGGAAGCGCCAGAGATACTTCTGCGCGGAGTCGATCCACTGGGCGCCCGGGAAGATCTGCGGAAACCAGCGCTTTGACTTGGCGACGATGTCGTCGAGTTCCTTGTACTCGCGGCGGAAGATCACGCCGCGCCAGGCGGGCCCGAAGCCGCGGCCGACCTCCTGGGCGAAGTCCATGAGGAGCGCGTCGGTCTTGCCCGGGCCGCGGGTCCCCTCGTAGAGCACTTCGAAGATCGGGCAGGCGAGGAAAAGCGCCTGGCTGCCGGCCTGCGGCTCCCAGAGGACCCGGGGCTCGTTCATGACTTCGACCCCGTCAGGGCGCCCTGCTGCGCGGCGGCGGCCGCGGCCCACTCTTCTGGGCTCATGGTTTCCTTGACCTTGAGGACGCCGCCTCCGACGTTGACGTTCAGGTTCTTCTCCGGCTCGCGGATCATGGCGATGTAGCGCTGCAGCATATCGAGCGCCTTGTCGCGGTCTGCGAGCTTGTATTCCATGTACGGATAGCCCTGCGAGGTCAGCTTCTGGTTGATTGAGTCGATGCAGACATGCAGGCCGCGGCGCCGGAGTTCCTTCTCGGTGATCTTCAGCGCGCCCTTCAGGTCGACGATCTCGGTCGGGTCGTAGAACGCCCTGACGATCCAGGTGTCGAGGATCCGCTTCTCGAGGGGACGGCGCTTCTCGGCGATGACGGCCGCGAGCTCGTCGGCTATGGCTTCCTGCACCTTGGGGTCCTTGAGGAGCCGGGAAGACTCGACGGCGGCTGTCGATTCGCTGGCATTCGGGTATGCCCGCTGGTATGCCCCGGTCGCATCCTTGAAATCCTGCTCGATATAATTCCGGACGAAGTCCGCCCTGGCCTGGACGAGATCGACCGGGGCGCCGGGGAACCTCTTCGTCTTGCTCTGGACCCGCTTCGAGCGCGCGCCCACGGCGGAGCCGGCCTTCCTTCGGGAGGTCTTCTTCGCCGGGGCCTTTGCTTTCGCGCTATCTGACGGCTTCGTCATAGTTCGAAGGAAAGCCCGTTTGTCTTTGAATGTCAACTCTTCACAATTCGGCATAGTCGGCAAGGCTTTACATAGACGGCAAGGCTTTACTTTCCAGGCATGGGTGACGGAAAAATCGTATCGAATTATGCGCCAGGCCGGGCTCGAAGCGGGTTCTTGATGAGGTCCCGGAGGAAATCCTCCCAATCGATCTCCGCGATCTCCTCGTCGGAAACCGCGTCTTTCGGGGCCTCGATCTGCAAAAACGTCGGGTCTACCCTCTCGGAATGGATGTCGAGGGCGTCCGCCTTGAACTCTTCGAAGGCCGCGACGTCGGGGACCTTCCCGAAACGCGAGGAGTATTTCAGGACGAGAACCGACTTCAAGGCGTCGAGGTACGACGGTGCGCAGTCCTTGAGGTACGCGATGACGTCACGCCGCTGGCCTTCCGGGTATGGCCCGTAATATCCCTGGGCCCAGGAAACGAATTCAGAAATCGTCATCGCTCACCCCCACGGGCTCCGGTGCTCGGTCTTGCCCGATGTCGTCGATCCATGAGACGTTGAACGCGTCGTGTTCCGACTTCCACGTCCCCCACAGTGATTCGAGGATTGCGAGCATCTTGCTCGGCGTGAAATCCGAATAGAACTGCTTCCCGCTCGTATGGAGTTTCCAGAAAGTCTCCACGCATCCGAGGGCGGCGACTTCGGGAGCTATCTCCGCGGATTCGGCTTTCCGTCTGATCGCGCTTGAGAGTCGGAGGAGGTTGGAATTCTCCCTCGCAGGATTCGCGTACTCAGGGACTCGGGACCTGAACGCCTCCGCAAGTGCATCCCTCAGAAGGTCACGTTCGATCGGAGTCGCAGCCGCGGGACGCGGATGTATTTCATTCTTTTTCTCTTTCTCTTTCTCTTTCTCTTGGATAGGCGATGACAAAGGCTTAGGCATAGGCTTTGCCTTCGGTCTTGCCATAGGCTTAGGCTTCACGGATGAGAAGGCTTGTATAAATCCTTCTCCCATCGTACTTATTTCCTTTTCCATCGCGTCGAGTGCGCGATAAAGGAGAGGGCATTCGGGGAGTTTTTCGAGCTCATGTTTCCAGGCCTTGATGACGTTTATAGAGGTCGGCTGATTGTACTTGAGGGCGTTCGGAAGCCAGATCAAACGGGCATCCGTGTCGGCTTCGGCCATGCCTAAGCCTATGACATCGGCGAAGGCTAAGGCGAAGGCATCGGCGTTCCATCCGAGCTCTTCGGCCATCGCCGCGGGGCCCGCTTTGAAGAGCCCAGGGATAGACCCGGTGAAGGGCCCCGTGAGGAGGAAGAACCAAAGACTCTGACCTGATGGGGGGAGCGGGGATAGCTGGCGGAACTTCTCGTCCGACCAAACCCGCACGTCGACCTTGCGGAATATGCTCATGTCTCTACGCCTCCCGGCGTTGAGTAAAAAAAAGAGACCCGAGACAGGCCGGGGTGACTGGTCCCGTTCGGGCGTCATGCGCCGCCCTGCCTATCTCGCGTCTCTCTCCAGTTTCCCTCGCGCATGCGAGCCTGTCAAGGCTGTCACCCCTTGACGATCTATATTCTCTCATAGTTATGCCCATAACACAACCCCCGGTGTCAAGATTTTAAGCCGGGCCCCGTGAAGAGCCCGGCGCGGCAGAATGTCTAAAAAGGAATATCGTCGGTGAAGTCGTCCGCAGCCGGACCGGAAGCCTTGGAAGGGCTCTGGCTCGCGCGTGGCGGGGTCGCCGTTGCGTTTTCCCGGGTCTGGCCGTGATTCGTCCCGGCCTCGCCGTCTCGCGAGCTCAGGAGCTGAATCCCCGCCTTATCGTTCACGACGACGACGAGCTTCGACCTCGCGGCGCCGGTCTCCCGGTCCGTCCATCGTTCCTGTCTGAGCTCGCCCTCTACGGCGATCTGCTTGCCCTTCGTGAGGTAGGGCGTAAGGCTCTTGTGCCAGTACTCGAGGTCGATGAAGCTCGCCTCGTCGACATACTGGTCTCCGTCCTTGCGGCTGCGATTGACGGCGATCGAGAGGCGGGTCGGGCCGTTGCCGGCCGGGGCTTCGGCGTCGCGGGTCAGGCGGCCGATGAGGATGACGCGGTTGAGGTCACGCATGAGTGGGATCCTTGTGTTGTGCGTGGAAGATCAGCCAGAGGGGAGAGTAGCGCCCCGGGAATAGTGGCCGCTCCCATCGGGTATCCTGCATCCAGAACCAATGGACGCCGAGCATCCGATGTAGCTCCCAGGACCACGGACCGAATCGGCCACGCTCCTGGGCAAAGTATTCGATATGGACGACGGGCTCGCTCATGCCTTCCCCCTCTCCCTACTTGTGGCATCGTGTGCCTGCTTGCGCATCGCCCTACGAGATGCCTCGATCTCGCGGAACATCTGCATGACCTCGCGTCGCGAATATCCACCGGCCCATTTCCACCAGCGCGTCCGCTTGCTCATGTTCCATCCCCTGCGCTCTGGCCGAGGGCGGCGCGGGCTGCTGCTGCCCTGTTGATGGCATAGCCTCGCACTTGATCGTTTTCGAGGAGCGCTTCATCCTTGCCCGCGAGCCGTCCGATGGCTTCGAGCGATTGCGCCGCTTGTTCAAGCGCCTCCCGTAGCGCCCTCTCCCCCTGCCCGTGCGAGGCGAGGAGTGCGGCGTCGTGGGACTGGATCAAGGCGGCTATCTTGTCTATGTAGCGCTCTGTCACCTTGTCAAACATGTCCGCGTGATCCCCGCCGTCCCACTTGTCTTGCAGATCATCGGCTATCTGGAGTATTCGCTCCGCCAGCTTCCGTGCATCCCTGTCCGTCTCGGGCTTCGGGGCGGGCTTGTCGCATCTACACGATTCGAGGCGTTCGCTCCACGATTCTCCGAAGCGCGGTTCAACCGTGCATCCGTCGGCTAACCACTTGCCCATGATGACTCCGGCCTCCTTTCGGTCAGTCCTGTCGTAGTCGAGCGCGCCCACGATAGCCCCGCACTGACAGCGGGCAACGAATCCAGTAGGCTGTCGCTTCATAGCTTCTCCTCCTCGGGCTTCTCGGGCGTGGCGGAGGCGGCGGCCTCGTTGTCTGCCTTGATCGCGGCGCGGATGTCCTGTTGTATCTGGCTTAGATACCCGATAAGCGTCACCGACATGAGCTTCCCGCTTAACTGCTTGGTCATTCTCGCATCGGCAATAACGAGACTTTCGCGGAGGTTTTCAATTCTGGCCTGTTGGCTTCGGCCATTCCCCTCCTTCGCGGCGAGGCGAGAGAGGGCGGCGTCCCTGAACTTGATGTGGTTCTCCCACTGGTCGAGGTCCGGCTTTCCGTTGACGGCCATCCATGCTAGCCGTTCGGCAAACTCACGCGGAGTACCTATCTCGTAGGCATCCTCCCGCGCCTCGGGATGGGGCTCTTCCTGTGCGGCCTTCCATTCCGGGGTGTCCTGTATGCGGGGCCAATGCTCGACGGCCTCGGGATGGGGCTGGGTGAGGGCGGAAAGGGCTTGCTCAGTCCGCCATAATGCTGAACGTATGGCCTTCTCGAAGTCTCCAAGATCCTGCCGATATTCGAGCGGCCTCTTGAGGTCTGCCTTGATCGCTTCCAGCGCCTCGCGTACTGCGCTCATGCCGCCTCTCCCTTCGCCTCTTCCGAGGCCGGCCCGAGGGCCGTCACGTCGATGATCTTCACGATGCATTCTCCTTTTCGTCCGGGAGAATCTCGAGCACGTCCTCGAGCTTTACTTCATTGAGCCTCGCGAATTCTCCGAAGAGCTCCTTCGCGCAGTAGTTGTATACGACCGCCGCGGCGTGCTTGTTTGAGAAGTATCCAAGGTGGTACTTCTCGTGGTCCTTCGCGATTCTGGCCTGCCACTTCCTGAGCCGCTTATGCCAGGTAACGCCCTTATAGCCGCTGTTCTCGCTCTTTGGGCCCGTGTTGTATTGGTTCTCCTGCACGGTGCATAGACGAAGGTTCTCCTTCCTATTGTCGAGGCCGTTCCCGTTTATGTGGTCGACCTGCTGCCCGGGTCCGGCCTTCATGATCTCCCTGTGCATGCTTACGGTCGTTTGCTTTCCGTTCGCGCTCGGTTTCTTGCGCGTCGCATAGCTGGTTTTATTCGACGGCCGAACCTGCCAGAAAAACCCCGACAGGTAGTCGTAATCGTCGTCGTCAACTAGCGCGATCAAGCCGCGCGAAATCTTTATCTCTCGCATCGAGATCCTCCACGTTGATGATGTTCTGGATCATTGCCTGCAAATCCTTGCTATGTGTTATCAGGATCGTCTGATAGCGCCCGCTCTCGCGGTGCGCCGCTTCGAGCATGCGGAGGTACTGCATGCGCGCCTCGGGGTCGAGCGCGCCGTCGGCCTCGTCCTGGAACGCGGTCAAGAACTGCACGCCGGTATTCCTCGCGCGGATGGCCGCGAAAGCGTCGTAGAGCGCCCGCTTGATCCATACCGCCTCGCCGCCCGAGAGCGTCGAGATCTCCTGCTCCTCGCCGGTTTCGGAGTCGGTGATCATGACGAGGAAGTCCTCGATCTGCTTCGCGCGGGCTCCCTTGCCACCCTGCCGGGTTGTGTCGAAGCGGATGGCGTACCGGCTGCCATAGGCCTCTTCGAGGAGCCTGTTCGCGACGGTGGCGATGCTCGGGGCGAGAGCGTCGAGCTCGAGAGCCTGGATGCCGTCAGCCCCGCACGCGCGCTCGAGGAAGCGCCAGTCGTCCCGCTCGAGGGTGATCGCGTCGCGCTTCGTGGCAGCCTCGTCGCGGGCCCGGGCGCGGGCCTGGGCGTCAGCAAGGTTGCGCTCGGCGGATTCGCGGAAGGCGCGGGCCGCGGCGGCGGCTCCGTGGGCGGCGGTGATGTGCTCGCGCTCAGCGGAGATCTCGCGGTCCTTGGATGCAAGGGAGTCGCGGAGCGGCAGGCCTCCGGAGATCTCGAGGGCGAGTTCCTCGCGCTCTTGGGTGAGACGGGAGGCGCGGGCCTCGGCATCGGCCTTGCGGCGGCCGGCCTCCTCGATCCTGACCGCGGCCTCGTCGGCCTTGCGGATGATCGCGCGGAGGGAGTCGGCGTCGGTGAAGGCGAGGTCTGCCTCGATCTCGGCGAGACGGGCGGCGCCAGGGAAGGGGGAGGGCTCGGGGGGCGCGGGCTGTACGATGGCGTAGAGGGTCGACTCGGCGGCCTCGACCTTGCCGGCGGCCTCGGCCCGGGCGGCCGCGAGGCGACCGACTTCGGCGTCAGCCTCTTCCCGGGCGTGCTTGATGGCCTCGAGGCGATCGGCCGGAAGGGTCTGCCCGCAGGTCGGGCAGGTGTCGGAGACGGGCGCCATGAGGCGCGATTCGGCGACCGCGAGCGCCTTATCAGCCGCCGCGAGTTCCTTCCGCGCCTGGTCTACATCGGACTGCGCGGCTTGGCGCCGGAGCTCGAGGGCGCGCATCTCGTCCTGATAGGCGGCGAGCGCGCGATGGTTTCCCTCGTCGACCTTGGCTTTCCCTTCCCGTAGCGAGGCGGCCTCCCGTTCGAGCTCGGCGATCCGCGCGAGCTCCTCCTCGGCCTTCCCCCGGCCATCCGCCGCAACCTGAAAACCCGTGATCGCCTTCTCGGCCTCGGCCACTTCCGCAAGGAGGCTCGAGATCTCGCGCTCGATGTCGCCCTTGCGGGCTATCGAGCGATCGAGCGAAGCGACGGCCGCCGCGAGGGCCTCGCGCTCCTTGGTGAGGCGCTGGAGGCTGGCCTGGGCCCGCTCCTCGTCGCCCGCGGCCGCGGTTTCGGCCTGGCGCTGATACTCGATGGCCTCCGAAGCCTTGCGGATTACCTCGTCGACGTCGGAGTCGGCGTCGATCGTGGCCTCGAGGCGAAGGAGGTCGGAGTCGAGCGAGTCGGCCCGGGTCTTCGCTTCGGCGCGGTAGGTGTCGAGGTAGTCGATGCCTGCGAGCTCGGAAAACATCGTCTTCTTCTCGCCCTTCGTGGCCTTCGAGATGTCGGGCGAGGCCGATGACTCGCTCTGTGTCTGGAAAGCGGTCTTGAGGAACATCGCAGGCGTCCCGAAGAGCTCGGTGATCGCCGCGAGGTAGGGCTCCTTCCTGCCGTTGGATCCGGCGTAGGGCTTGTATCCATCGCCGCAGTCCGCGTAGAGGAAATACTCGGCCGAGGCCGAAGCGATGCCCGCCTTGATGTTGATGAGGGCGCGATAGCGGATGCCCGTGCGCTCGTCGGTGAAGTAGAGGTCGCGGAAGCTGTCCCTGAGGCGGAAGTGATCGGTGATCGAAGTCCGCTCGTCGCCGCGGGTCCAGAGGCGCGGCCAGGGGTGGAGGTTCTCGATGATCGTCGTCTTGCCGAGGCCGTTCTTCCCCACGAAGGCGATGACGCCGGGCCCGATGGCCTCGAGGTCGAGGTCGATCTCGTCCTTGCGGCCCTTCTTGTAGGTGCCGATGGCGCCGCGGAGGCGAAGCCTCGTGATCCTGATCTTCGCCCCGCTGTCGGTCCTGCCGGCCGCGGCAGCCTCGCGCTCGAGCTCGTCGGCCTTCTCGAGGGCCGTCTCGGTCGGGGTGAGGGCGGAATTCTCGGCGTAGACGACGACCTTCTCGCGAAGGTGCTTCTTCTCGGTGATCTCGCCTGCGCGGACGGTTTCGGTCGGGAGGATGTTCAGGGTGACGCGGGAGCCTTCGAGGGCGCCGGCCTTGATGATTGCGTCAAGAATTGCGTCAGGATTGATGTTGACGCAATCTTCCCTCGTCGCGGTGATCTCGACCCATGCGAGCTTCCCATTTATGTCAGGACGGAAGATGCCTTCGTACTTGTCCCACGTTTTCGAGATCTTCACCCGCTGTGGATGCGGGAATTCGAGGCGGGAGACGTTGACCTTGATCTCGGCCTTAATGCCGTCGAAGAGAGAGTTACCTCCGGTGTCGGGCGTCCCATAGAAGATCTCGACCACATTGCATCCCGCCTTGTGTGTCTCGCCGAAATCCTTCGGGTAGATGCTCCCCGGGTAGTACGCCGGGAGGTCTCCGATCTGCTGCGGCTCGTGGATGTCGCCGAGGGCGTAGTAGTCCGCGCCGACCGCCGCGAGATCGTCGCGCGAGACAGCGAGCCCGGTTCCCGACTCGACGCCGAAGCCAGTCCCGGACCTTGCGCCGGAGACCTGGCCGTGGTACATGAGGAGGCAAGGAAGGTCCGAGTGCTGCCGCCTGATCCCGCCAAGGCCGAGCAGCAGCGCCCGCATCGCGTCCCGGACCGCCGCGTCCGAGGACTCCTTCCCCGTGGCTCCCGCTTCCGCGAGGAGCCACTTTTTATTCGGCTCGGGGACGCCGAAGAGGAGGAGCCGGTCGTCCTCGTCGCAGCGCGCGTCGGGGTCATCGACCGGGATGGATACGATCCCGTACTGGGCAGTAAGCAGGTAGCCCACCCCCGGCCGGAGGATGATGATCTGGTTCTCGGCCTGCAGCCTCTCGAGTACCTCGAGGCTTCCCGGGGCATCATGGGACGGAGTTCCGTAGATGATCGCCACGGGCGCGATGTCGGCGAGGGCCTGCAGCTTCCGACAGAGGGCATCGAAGCAGTCCCGCTCCGAGTCCTGCATGGGGCCGTCTGCGAGGTCGCCAGCGATGACGTAGAGGTCGCAACCGTTCTTGAGGCCGTCGTCGCGCATCGTATTGATGGACGCCTCGACTTCGGGCCAGCGGGGCTTGTTGGCATGGAGATCGGCAGAGTGGAGGATGCGCATTAGCGGCCTCCGTTGAGATAGGCGACGCGCTCTGCCGCGGCCTCGGCGGATTCGTGGTCGCTCTCGGCTTCCCACTTCCCGTCGGGCTTGTAGAAGCCAACGGTCCAGAGACCGGGCTCCGATTGAATGTAGACGTAACCGTTCATATGACCATCCTTTCAGGTTTCCGCACGAGGCGGACTTCCATCGCGCGGAGGTCGCGGCGCACCTTCGCTTTCGCGTTGCGCTCGGCCTCCGCCTGATCCTCGCCGTCGACGTGGACTAGATAGCCCCTACCGTCGGAGGAGAGCACGACTCGCCACTTCATGCGGCCCCGGCCTTGCCGATGCGCGCTTCGTAGGCGGCCTTCGCCTTGTTCACGAGGTCGCGGAGGACGATGGGGTCGGTCTCGCCGCGGTCGAGGGCGTCCTGGCATGCCTTCTTCCCATTGTCGCGGAGGCAGCCGGAAGCGATGTACTCGACGAGGGCCGCCTGGAGCTTCTCGACTTCGGGGTCGATTGCGGGCGCGGTCTCGGTCACGGGGTCGCCGAAGTCGTAGGTGGCCGCGAGCGCCTCGTCGTCGTGCCCAGGGCCGACCGGGCGCATGGCGGGCTCTGCGGCTGCCGCGGGCGCCGCTATCTGCGCGGGTCCCTGGCTCCCGTAGAGCATCGCGGTCGAGGGCCCGAGGTTGTCGAGCATGCGGTTCATGACCATCTCGTTCTTCGCGTTCACAATGATGCGGGAGAAGAGGAAGGTGACGGTCTTTGTGTCGGGGTCGTTCTTCGCGAAGAGGTTCTTGAATCCAGTCTGCATGCCGAGGATCGAGACCGTCGCACGATTCCTCGCTCCCGTGTTGGCTCTCTGGCGGGCGACCTTCTGGAGCTGGACCCGCTCGGAGGCCAGTTCGGCAGGGGTATAGGGCCTGCTCGACTTCTGGCCGTTGTCCCATGCGGTCTTGCCCTTGAGCTTGAGCTCCTCAAGGCGCACGTCGACATCGAATTCGTACTCGCAGACGTCGCCGAGGATCATCTTGCCGTCCGGGCCCATGACCATGCCCTGCGAGCGACCGACATAGCAGCCATCGCCTTCTTTGCGCGTGCTCTCGGCTATCGTGTTGTAGGAAACTCCGGCCGCGGCGGCGAACTTGTCGAGGGTCTCCTTGTGCGGCATATAGGAGCCCTGAAGGTCGTGGAATTCGCCCTTCGTCACGGTGATTGCCTCGATGTGGACCTCGAGGAGGGGCGAAAGTTCCTCAAGGTGCGACGGCTTCACGAAGCTCTTTGCGTCCGGATATTTGGCGATGAATTCCTTCGCCTGTTTCGACGTCATAGTCTTCCTCCTTGCTTGATCTCGGAGCTCTCGGTCGAATCCAGCCCGCGCCACGGGGAGGCGGCTCCATGCGGGCCAACCGGGCGGCGGGGATACCGCCCGGCCTAGGGAATTCTATGCGGCGCTGTCGGCCAGCTTGAGACCCTTCGCCTCGCAAGTCGCTTTGACGAGGTCGATGGTCTTGCCGAGCTCGGCGGCGGCTTCTTCGGCGGTGGGGAATTCCGCCGTGATGTCGAACTGGACGACGCCCTTCGCGTTCTGGGAGATGTTCATGCGGACGCGCGATTCGCTGGTCTTGTTCTCTTCGGGCATTGCTTTCCTCCGTATCGATTGATCGAGGGTCTACGCCCTCGCGGTAGCCAGGAACTCGGAGAGCTCGCGCCCCTCGACCGACGTGTCGGCGGTCGGCGAAAGGATCATCGCGCAGAGGGCCCCGCCCATGCAGTAGGTGGAGTAGACACAGCCCTCGACGGTCTCGCAGGGCTTGAGGGAGATATGCGGACAGTTGAGGCCGTCGCAGGTCTCGAGGCCTTCGCAGTTCGTGCAGGGGTCAGGCATGGGTGGCCTCCCTCGGAGGGTTGGCGATTCCCGTCGCGGCGATTGAGCGAGCTATGGCCCTCGCGGTGACTTCCGGGCCAGCCTTGGCTATCCGCTCACGCGCGAAGGCGATCACGTCTTCCGCGTGCGACATGTCGTCGTAAAACGACGCAGCGAGGCGGCCCGATTCCCATTCGGAAACCTGCCATCCGTCGCAACTGTCGTAGTGCGTGAAGTAGGTACGGCCCTCGATCTCGAAGACCTCGTCGATATCAACCTCGCACATTCCGACGGAGGTCGAGATTTTCGCGGTGCCGCTCATGCCGCCACCGCCTCGCGCTCCATGAGCGCCTCCACGACTTCCGCGATCCGCTCGTAGACGATGAGGTGGGTCGCGACCATGACGGCAACCGCGAGGGCCCGCTTGTAGGAGTAGCCGAAGCGCTCCCGGGACTCGCGGAAGTTGGCCCTGCCCGTCGGGGTGGCGAGGTAGGCCTTCGTTTTCTTGACGTAATTATCCAATTTCTCCATACCATTGCCCTCCTCTTGATTGCTTTGTACTTGTATCTTACAAGTACTTGACCATGCTGTCAAGGGTAAAGTACATTATTGCTTGTAGGGGGCTTGGCATGTACAATGCACTCATGGCGGCGAGGAAAAACTTTACCTTTCGGCTCGATCCGGATATCGTTGCAGCCTTCGCGAAGGAAGCCGAGAAGGATCACAGGTCCCTGAACAACATGGTCGAGGTGACGATGCTCGACACTCTCAAGGCCCGCGGCATCCCTGCGCCCGAGCCTTCCCCCTCTTCCGACTAGCCCATTCACAGCGGCATCTCCCTCTTCAACCACGCCAGCTGCGCGGTCAATTCCTCGACCGTGCAGTTCTCCCTCGCCTTCCCTCCCACAAGCTCCTTCAGCCTCGCGAAGATGATCCTCTGATAGGCTCCCTTTGAGCCCGGGCGCTTACGCCCGAGGACGATCTCGATGTGGTCCGCGATCTGCTTCCGGAGGAGCCGCTCGGCCTCCCTGGGGCCGAGGCCGCCGTCAGGCCGCGGCTCGAACTCTCCGGAGATTCCGGATAGTTCCGGGCCCTCGCGGTAGGCGGAGGAGCCGATCGGGCGGATGCCCGGACGACCGCAACCCTCGACGGATTCAGGGGCGGCGCCGGAGTCGCCCGGCTTCTCGGCGAGCTCGCGGAGGGCCTGGGCCTGTTCGACCTCGATGGAGCGGATGGCGTCACGGATTCGAGCGTCCATCGGCGCGAAGACGAAGGCCTCCGACTTTCCAGGCGCGACACGGTTCCCGCGGGCGAAGCATTGCTCCAGCCACGGGATCGACCGGATATGGGTCAGGCAAGCGATGTGCGAGATCGCAGGGACCGACATCCCCTCGTAGGCCATCTGGCAGGTAACGAGGGCATCGCAGGACGGAAGCGACTGACCCTTGAACCTCTCGATGGCCTCGCGCGCGCGGGGCCCGTCGTCAGAAGTCGCGACGAGGGCCGCGATACCTCGGCGCCCGAGATGCTCGAAATAATCCTGGGCCGTCTTGATGTCGGGAGCGACCACGAGGAGCTTCCCTTGCGGGTAGACCTCGGACCGATACTTCGTCCAGTGCGCTATCGTCTCATCGAGGAGCTCGTGCGCGTATCCGGTCCGGAGGGCGGTGAAGAGCGCCGGCGCGGCATAGTCGCGGCCCGACAGGGAGTCGACTGAACGAACCTCGCCCTGTTCATCCTCCCATTCTGCCTTCCCGTCGATATGCCGGAAGCGGATCGGGAGAATCGCGCCATCCCTGAGGGCCTGCTCCCGCGAGTAGCGCACGACTCGGACGTGCTCACGGTCGGAGAGGTCGACATGGAGCCCGGCGTACTCGATGCCGCTGATCTTCTGCCCGTCGCCGCGGGCGAGGGTTCCCGAAGCATCCACGACGAGGACGGCCGCTTCGCGGAGTTGCTCGACGGCCTCGGCCCACTTCTCCCCGTCCGCTACATGATGGCCCTCGTCGAGGAAGAGGATCGTCCGGTACTTGCGGCAGAAGGCGACATGCGCCTCAGGGGAGAGGCCGACTGCCTGGTAGGTCGTTATGTATCCGTCTGATCCTCGGCAGGGGTCGGCCTCGTTCCCATCCGCAGCGCGGAGGCGCTTTGAGGTCGGGAAGCGCGGGTCGAGGAATTCGGCTTCGCCCTGGGTCTTGAGGTTATTTCTCGGCGCGATCCAGAGGAGGCGATCCGCAAAGCAGGGAATGAGCTTATCCGCGAGGATGACGGGCAGCTTCGACTTTCCGCCGCCAGGCGTGACGGCCGCGATGATCTGCTTGACGGGGGCGCCGCCGAGGATCTCGTCGCATATCGAATCGACCTGGGCTTGATGGGCGCGGAGGGTCATGCCACGCTCCGAACGAAGGCCTCAAGCTCCTCCGCAGTCGGGAAGCGGTTTGCCTTCCTCCCGACATTTTCCGCGCGAAAAAGCATCCGGGTATTGCGGAAGTTGAAGCAAGCTCGCTGATGATCCGGTCTCGACAGATCAAAGCATGAACACGGGATGATGTGGTCGATCTGCATCTCTCCCGCGCGATACACGTCCCAGGACATGCCAGGCTGGAAGGTGGATTCGAGATGGGCCTTGAAGTCTTGGATCGGACACCCGAGAAGGTCGAGGACACGACAGGAGGCTTTCGCTCCCGCCACGGTGAGAGCCCTCTCTATCCTGAACCGCGAGCGGTGAGCGATGAGATATTCGATGCTGCCCTGCTTCCGCCGCTTGACATACTCATGGGCCCGAATATAGTAATCGGGATCGGATGCTCGTTGCCTGGCTCGGTAGGCGTTCAACTCTCCCCTGTGCGCGACCTCATATTTCCGATGATTGGCGAATTCCTTTTCCTTGTTGGCCTCGTAATACTGCTTCCGTTCAATCTTCTGGCAAGCCTTGCAGATGGCCTGTAGCCCGTCCTTGTTCGTTGCCTTCTTGCCGAACTCGGACAGGAGCTTCTCGGTCTTGCAGACATAGCATCGCTTCATTGCCTGATCGCTCATGCGCTCTTCCTCCCCCGCCATTTCGTATCCACGAATTCAACCACGTTCGCGATCGAGACTAGATAGTCTCCCTTCAGCATGACCGCCGGGAGCTTGCCCGACTTCACGGCGTAATACAGCGTCTTGTAGGGGACGCCGTACTGCTTCGCCGCCTCCGGGAGCCTGAGCATTCCGGCCGGCGCAGGCCGAAGCGCGGGGTGGTCATTCGCGGACTTCTCGGCCGTCGCCTTCGATGCCGATCCTCCTTGGATGGGAGAGACGAGAGAGAAATTCGGCGCGGTGATGCAGAGCCATTGCTTTCCGTAGCCGCCGGGTCCGTTCTCGCCGAGTGTTGCGGGATATTTCATGCCTTCACCCCCGCCGCATCGAGCATCCGGTCGATCTTCGCGCAGAGCTCCTCGAGGAGCGTTTCCGCGCGGAGCCTCCCCTCGATCTGGTCGTCAAGCGTTTCGAGCTCGCGCGCGGCCGGGCAGTCGGTGGCGCCGTGGAAAATGCAGACGGGTTCACTCATGCGAATAGCTCTCCTTGTGCGAATCGCTTCTCGCGCTTCTTCTCGCTCCTCTTGACGATGTGGTAGCGCCTGAAGGCCCACAAAAACCCAGAATCGCACTGATCGATTCCCGCGTCGCACAGCCAGTCGCCTTTGGCCTGAGGACGGATGGTGTAATAGCCCCTGTCGTGGCGCCGCCCGACCGTGGAGCATTCCATGTGGATTACTGGATAGGGATAGAGGACGATCCCGTGCGAGAAGTCGCCAGGCTCGAGCCTCACGGGCTCGACGAGTTCGGCTCGCTCGACCTTGAGCTGATAGGCGCCCATCCTCCCCTTGTAGGGAGGGGACAACTCAACTTCGATGATGTCGCCGAGCTGGACGGGGAGAGCTTTCAATGCATCACCTTCTTCCCCAGCTCGAGCGCCCGCAGCAGCTCCCGACAGGCGCCCTTCGATGCCTCCCAACCGGGGAGCAGCGCGATCGAGTCGCATCGCTTCTCGAGGGCCTCGAGGTCGATCTGCATGCAGCGCTCGTAGAATTCGGCGTCGCTCTCGTCGGGCAATCTGGCAGGCGTGAGGTCGTGCGGGTTGATGACGGAGTAGCCGCGCTCGCGGAGGATCTCGGCGGTAGCCGCGAACATCTCGCGATTGAGGTTCGGGACGTCCTTCATGGGGCCGGAGATGTAGATGGTCATGCGTATGCCTCGAATAGTTCGCCCTGCATGGGCTTGGTCGTACAGGTCTTCGCGTTCGGGTAGCAGACCGGGCAGGCCTTCTCGAACATGGTCACGTTCCACGCCCTTCGGTTCAGCGTGGGCTCGCATACAACGAAGCGATTCTCGACGCGATGGAGGACGCCATCGATCACGACAGGGCCAGAGGTCGCGACGCGGAGGCCTTCCTCGTTCAGCTCGTAGGTCATCTCGGCGAAGCTCATGCAAGGAGCCTCGAAAGGTTCGTCTTCCTTGCGATCGTCGTGAACTTCGAAAGCTCATCGATGAGCGCTGCGACCTGGAAAGCCGTGGGCTCGGGCAATCCATTCCTTCCCGAGTCGGCGCCGATGTTGACTTGGACGGGCTCGCAGCGCTTCACGAGCTCGACGAGTGGCTCGAGGTCGAAGTCGAGGATGGGCTCGATCGTGATGTATCGAGGGAACCGAATCGTCTCCATTCCCGCTGCCCGGAAGGATGGAGAAGGCGCGTGCGCCATGCAGGAGTAGATCCTGTTCGTCTCAATCGTCGTACAGACGATGGTTTTCCCGGGGAATGAGTCGTCGCATGTCCGAATGCGAGCAGGGTTTTTCGACTGGAATAGGTACTGGTTCTTTTCAGCCCATCGGCATTTTTCGAGCGTCTTCGAGATCCACTCGAATGGGATCGCATTCGCGAAGAGATCGCAGCTTGATCCGACGAAGATGAAATTGCCCTCTCCGAGATCCGTCTTCATTTCGCGCTTGTCGAAATAGACGGCGCGCTGCTTCCCCCATCTCTTCATATAGCAGTAAGTGCAACCATGCGGGCATTCACCCTTCACCGTGTTCCATGTGTGGGTCACGAAGTCGTACATGTTGCCCTTGGATTCATTCATGCTCATCTGCTCGCCCCTTTCCTCACCCTCTCGACATACCAGCCCGTCGCCCCGTCCCGCATGACTCCGCCTACTCCCTGCCGGTAGGCCGCTATCGCGAGATCCATGTCTCCGAGCCGCGCGAAGTTGTCCATGAGGATGCGCCCCGCGATGATCGCCGCCTCGGTCGAGTCCCGCGGATCGTACTCGCCCCAGGCCGCGGCCCTCGCTTCGTGGTAGATCTCCCGAAGCTGGAAGCGGCCGATCGACTCGCCCCCGTCGCCTATCGCGTTGTCATGCTCTCCGCTCTCCGCGATCGCGATGCCGCGCAGGATCTCCTCGGGCGCTCCGGTGATGATCGAGGCGAGCGAGTAGATCGTCAGGCCGTCACGCGAGCGGGCGGGGAGGACGGAAGGCGCGGAGCTCGGGCGGTAGGGAGCGACGGAGGCGAGGAGGAAGACGAGGGGTAGGAGGACGAGGAGGCGCTTCATGATTCGACCTCGTCTTCAAAGGCTTCGTTGAAGCTCTTCTTTCGCTTCACTTCGTCAACGGGACGAGCGAGCTCTTCGAAGGCCCTCATGAGATCGTAGGCCAGCAAGGCGCAGCCTATCCGCCAATCGGCAATGAACGCGAAGATCATCGCCGTGGCCCAAAGGGAATAATCGATGGCCTTGATTGCCCGATACGGGAATTTTATCTTGCTCACGCCGGGACTCCGTTCAGCGGGTCGACCTCGATCGGAATGCAGTTGAGGCAATCCCGCGAATGGTTCCGAGGGCATCCCTCGCAGCCGCGCGGAAGCGGTGCAGCGACAACGCGATCCAGCCAGGCGCGAATGCGCTCGCGCAACTTCAGCTTCTTCATTCCTCGCCTCCTTCCTCTTCGCTCATGACTTCGACTTCCGGATTCCCTTCGAACGGAACCGCGCCGGTCACGTCGGCGCTCAGTCCCTTGATGACGTAGTGAAGCGCGTCCTGCCTCGTTCCCTCGCGCCTGCGCAGAAGCCAGTCATTCGCAACATGGTCCCGCGCGAGCCTGAGAGCGGACTCGGCTCCTCCTTGCTCGACATCGACGAGGACTTCGGCAAGCAGCTTGACTCGATACCGCATAACGTCCTCCGGTGGAAAAACTGGCCCATGGTCGCCGTCTGGCCGGCCTGCGCGGCAAAGGCGGCGAGCGCGGGCAAAGGAGGTCTGGAAATCCCGCGCTTTGGAACCATGGGCTGTATGGAGAAGGCAGGATTCGAACCTGCGTCTGGGTGCCAGTTTTGTGGCGCGCCGCCCCGCTGAACCGCTCGGCTACTTCCCCAAGCCCCCGAACGTCGGTCGGGGGGTCCCTCGACTGCTTATCTCGTTTCGACGGTGGGGATAATTTCCGAAGGCTTGAAGATGACCTTGTAATGTCTCGTTGAAACGTCATTGCCTTCGAGCGCTTCGGAGAAATACGTCACATTGTCCGAAAGCCCCAAGTAGTGCTTGAGGTACTGGCCGCTGTCGGTCTTGACCGTGACTACGAGATCGCCGTCGGAATCAACGATGATGGCGAGCCTACCCTCGATGGAGAGGATGTACTCGCCCGTGATGCCGTTGTAGAAAACAACGCGGCGATAAACGTTGAAGTTCTGCTCTTCGCGTTCCAGGTTCGCCCTCGCGACGGTCGCATCATCGGAACATCCAATGAGGGACGCCCCGAGGGTGATAGCCACCAGCAGGACAAGAAAAATCTTCTTCACCTTCTACCTCCTGATAAATCGAGATATGGGCGAGACGGGAGTCGAACCCGCATCCGTCGGTCACGCTTCGGGAACACCGGGCAGCTTTCCCGGACTGTATTAGCTCCACTTCACCCACCACGTTGACCAATTACGCCACGCCCCCGAAAGTGCCCCGCAGAGCGTCAACGACGATGCAGGGCGTTCAGGCATATAAAAACGAGATGGAAGCGGCGGGAGTCGAACCCGCGCATCATATGCGGCCCGCGCTACTGGCTAGCCTTCGCGCGCCCCTGCTCCCTTGATCCGCCCCGATCTCTCGGAGCGGCGCCGGGGGATTAGCCCGGCCTAGATGGGATCACCTCCCTTCGTCGATGAGTTCCTGGATCGTGACCTTGTGGCCTTTGCGGCTGGCGAAGCCGGAGATGCGGAGCTTGATCGCGCTCCAAAGGGAAAGGTCGACGATGATCTTCATGCGGACCGTGGCCTGTTTCACTCGCCCTCCTCTCTATCTCGATGCCATCCCGCTAGGCGGTGGCCAGGTTCTTCTCCACGTCCTCCACGCCGCGCGCGACAAACGCCACGCCGCCGCGGGACCGGATATCCTCGATGAAATCGCGCTGCATCACGGAGAGCCTGCCTGTCGCCGTCTTGCACTCGATCGCGAGGAAGCGGCCGTCGGGCAGGATTCCGAGGATGTCGCTCGACCCCGGCTTCCCGAAGCGCAGGAAGCGATCGCGGCCGCGCGGGTTCTTCACCGTGACGGCGCCGACTGAATTCCTCCATGCGTAAATCCGGCAGAGCTGGAGGTATTCCAGGATCTCGTTGACGACCGCGCCTTCGGGGGTCATGCGGCGCCCCCGATCTGCTTGGACTTCATCCAGCGGTCGAACTCCTCGCGATAGACGAGATACCTCCGCCCGTCGCGGACATGCGGCAGGCGCTCGACCTTGATCCAGCGCCGGAGCGTCTTGACGCTTACCGGGTCGGCGGGGGTCTCGCGCGTGAGCTCGGCGGAGAGGGCGCGGAGGGTCAGGGGTTTCGCCATCTAGCGCCCTACCTTCCGCGGCTCCACGCGATGCGAATCGATCCAGGCGCGGAGCTCGGACTCGTAGAAGCAGATACGGCCCTCGACGCGATAGAAGGGGATCTTTCGGTCGACGACGAACTGGCGGAGGGTCCTCTCGGGGAAGCCGGTCAGCGCCGAGGCCTCGGGGACATGGATCAAGGGCTCGGAGATTGTCGCGTCGGACATCTAGTGCCTCCGCGGGGCGATGGACGTGTAGTGCCCGATCGCCCATCCGATGAGACCGAAGAGGCCCGCGGTCCCGACGATGATGAACCAGCACTCCGCGATGGCGTATTCGAGGTACATCAGGAGGCCCTCCTCGGCCTTGAGTTCGCGAGGCGCTGCGCGGCTTCCTCGGCGATCTCGTAGTCAGCCTTGTGCTTGTGCTGAAAGACGAAGTCGTAGACCTCGGAGCGCTTGAAGAACGCAACCTTCCCGGTCGGCGTGTAGTAAGGGAGCTTCCCCTCGTGCATGAGCTGGTAGAGGTAGCCGACCTTGTAGCCGGTGATCTCGGCGACGTCCTCGATGCGGAGGATCTCGCTCAGGTCGCTCATGCCGTCTTCTCCTCGCGCCATGCCTCGATCTGGGCGCGCGCCCGCGCGTCGATGCGGTCGCATACCTGGCAATGGACGTGCGATGACTCGACGGAAGGGTCGAGGGGCATGAAGGCGGCGAGGCGGTGGCCGCAAAGGGTATAGAGGCCGTCGGGGGCAGCGAGATGGGACGGCGAGGAGAAGGATAGGTGCAGGATGTAGCGCTTCATGCCGGGATCTCCTGGCTCTTCGCCCACCGCTTGATCTGCGGGACTACATGAGACCGCCAATTCTCAAGCTGCCAGACTTCGACGACGGCCTGAGGCCATGTATTCCCGGCGTGATCTTTCGTCTGCTTGAGGGAGAGGTAGCCCTGATCGATGGCGGCCTGGGTTGGGAGGTCGTCCTGGGTGAGATACCGGAGGGCCCGGAGATACGGGAAAACCTCGAGCTTGGGATGGAGGCCGAAATGCTTCGCGGCGTCGGTGATCGACATGGCGCGCTCGGTCTTCCCGATGGCCTCTGCCAGCTCGACCTTCGGGGCGTCCTTGGCGATCTTCGCCTCGAGGGCGATCCGCTTGTCTTCGAGGTCGGCCGCGAGGCGAAGGGCCTCGGAGAGCGTCTTGGGAACCGTTATGGAATAGGACCCGGTCTTGCGGATCGAGGGAAGAACCTCGGATGTGATCCAATGACGGAAGCGCTTCGCGTCGGGCTTGTCGGAGCGGAGGATTGTGGCATAGAGGCCGGATTCGTTGACGCACCAAGTAGGCTGACTCCGGCCCATGGAGTCGATGATGGGTATCTGATACCTATCATCCTGATCGACCCTTTCTGCGACCTGGCGGCGGTCTGCGAGGCCTATGATGTCGCATACGTCGGCCAGTACCCACCACGGTTCTCCGTCGCGGTCAATGATTCTGACCCGCTTAGCGTCGAACTGAAAAACCTGCATCTCGCCGCCCTCGGTTGGGACGGTCAACATTGGCTGGTTCATGCCGCATCTCCTCCGTGTTCGGATTCGAGCGCCTCTTGAAGCTTTTCGACGATGATGGAATTGAGGGAGAGCAAGGGGCGCTGTTTGGCCTTGTAGATTTTCAGTTGCCTATAGAGGCCCTTGGGGAGCCTGAGCGAGGTTGTCACGACCTCATTCCCTGTTTTCATGGCCCCATCATAGTACCACTATGGTACCATGTCAACAGGAAAAATATTTCTAGACTGTGGCTTGGATTAGTACTATATTGGCACTAAAGGAGCATGGTGACGGTGGCGGAAAAAGAAGAACCACAAGACGGGATAAAGCTTAATTTGCGACTGCCGCGAGAATTACACTCAGCTCTCGTAGTGCGCGCAAAGAAGAATAGGCGCTCCCTGAACAATGAAATGCTCATCATGCTCGAGCGGCTCGAGAAGTCGGAAGAGATTTTAATAGGCAACGGGGTGGCCCCTAGCCCCTTGATCGAGTCACTTGGCGTGGGTGGTGATCTTTCGGTATCCGAGGAGAGCCTCGGGCCGAATGAAGACGATTGGGCTGGGCCTATTCAAGAGGACGAGAAGGACAAAAAGCAGAGAAAGGGTAAATCAAATAACGCGTAGACGATTGTCTACTGAAGCAAAACGCAATCAGATTCCGAAAATCTATGACCTATGAAAAGCATTTATCAATTACCTGGGGCTGATAGTGTTTCGCGTGTTGTGCTGATGCGGAGGGGGCCGGCGAGGCTTGAGCTCGTTATTCCTTCGGGGGCCCTGAATACGGCGGAACGAATGGCGAGGATAGAGGGCGTCGAGACTGCGGAGATATTAGCCCGCCAGCTCAGACGGTGGGATTATGAAAATCAAATTTACTCCCGCAGGGCGTTTATTCGCCCTTCGAGATAGAGAAGCACGTCGAATAACGCGATAGCCGCTCCCTCTGCCATGTCGGCCTTGGTTTCCTGGCATTGGACTCGGGATCGCGCTAGTTCATGTTCTTTTGACAGAATCATCTTTTCTACGAAATTACGCGCTGCTTCAAGTTCCGAGAGTAGTGGGTCCATGGTGTCCGCCGGGCCTTCGCCCGATCGGCGGCCCTAGTCCCCATACTCCGCGCGGATTTTCTCCCAGTCTTTATCAGGACACGGACGAAAGCCCGGCCCCTTCTTATGGGTCCACATACGCACTGTGCTGAGGTGCTTGCCAGTTATCCTGGCAAGATCGGGATGGGTTAGATGCTTGCGTCTCATGTAGTCGCGCAAGACTTCTGGCTCCACCAAAGGATACTCCTCTCCTGGAGGAGTAGCTCTTTAGTGCAGGGAGGCTCCCGCGCATGCCGTCTACATGAGGCCAATAGAGATTATAGTGAATATTCAAAAGGAGGGAAAGATGTTCGTTTTTATCGTATGGATTATCTGCCTCGCTGTGTCTGTCAAGGTAGGGAAAGACAAAGGTCGCAACGGACTCGGATGGGCCCTTGGCCTTCTCCTTGGACCGATAGGACTGATAATCATCGCCGTGCTCCCGCCGGGAGACGGGGAAACAGGAGACATGAGAAAATGCCCATATTGTGCGGAAGCAATTAAGAGGGAAGCCAGGGTCTGCAAGCATTGCGGGAAGGAAGTCGGTATTGAGTTCAATACAGGCAAGAGCCTGTAGAGGCTGACGGCATGAAAAGACATATTGTTATAGTTATGTGCATCATTGTTTTCGCGATGTCGTCATGCGAAAACACCTATCCCGTAATCGAAAAGGAACATCCTGCCACCCTTGATGAAGCTATGCGAGGATGGGCAAGCAAAAATAACGCGACCTACCCGGGGGAATATGTCGACGGTGGCTGGTCTGTATTTTCATATGGGACCGATCATCCTAATTCTGGTTCGTGGGTACGCTATTCTTTTTCATTATCTGATGGTAGCGCAAAGATCGTGATTTTTTATGACATGGATTATGATGACCCCGACAAGGGGTGGTTTACTACTTAAATCAGCCTTCCCCAGGCACAAGCCCCATCACGGGGCCTTTTTTCTTGCCTTCCGCTTCTCTCTCTTCCCCTCGAGCTTGATCTCGGGCAGCTTCTCCACCGCCGCCCGCCTCATCCCTTCGGTCGCCTTCGCGTAGGACATCGTCGTCTTTATATCCGAGTGCCCGAGGAGCTTCGAGACCGTGTAGATGTCGACGCCCTCCTCAAGGAGGCGGACGGCGAACGTGTGCCGGCTCATGTGCCAGCCGACCTTTTTCTCGACGCCCGCGTCCTTCGCCCATACGCGGAAATACTGCGTCGGGGAGGTCTTCGATTCTGCGAGCCGGGGGAAGACGCGGTCGGTCGCCTTGTGATCCTCGACCTTCCCGATGATCTTCATGGCCGACTCGACGACGGGGACGCTCACGATCTCCTTCGTCTTGACCTGCCGGCGGACGATGTGCGGCTTAGGCTGCATGATGATCTGGCCATAGGTGAATGCGGTGACGTCGGAGACGCGGAGGCCGACGAGGCAGGCGAAAAGGAATCCGCGGTAGATCTCGTAGCCGAGTTCCCCGCCCAGGGGGTGCGCCGCTAGCTTCGCGACCTCGTCGGGGGTGAGGTGCGGCTTTTCCGGTTCCGGCTCGGGAATTCCCCGCGTGTCTTCGGTCGGGCTCCGCACGATGATCTTCGCCCGGACGGCGCGGTGGAAGACATGGACGAGGGCCGAGTAGTAGTGCGAGGCCGTGACCTGGGCGAGTTTCTCCTGGCCGAGGAGGTAGGCCTTGTAGTCGTCGAGCCAGTCCGCGGTGACGGCGCGGAGCTGGATCTCCCCGGCGAATTTCTCGAGGTAGGGCATCGCCTTGTGGATATGGTGGGTGGCCGCCTTCGTCGCGGCGACCTCCTTCGCGTACTCGACGAGGCCGATCCGCTCCCGGCCCGGCACGGTGAGGCCCCACTCCCCCGCCGCGAGACGCTGCTCCTCCATCGAGCGCATGGACTCGGCGAGCTTCAGTACCTCCTTGTCCTGGATCTTGTCCGATGACCGGGTGAGTCCCGTGGTAATCCAATGGTGACGTCCGCTATAATATGCGTCGAGGTAGATGCGGCCCCCGTTGCGCTCCCTGATCGATACGCTCACGCCTGCCCCCGATAGCGACTTTCGTTTTATCCACGCCGCGTTCACGCCGCGTCCACGAACAAGCCTAAATCAAGCCCGGAAATAGCACAAGCATACAAAAACATAAAAACGTAATTCCTGTCAGGGTAAGAAAAAACCGGCCCAATAAAGGCCGGTTTTAGTTGCTAGCGGGAGGGGGGATTGAACATTCCATTTTCGTGTATTTTGTTTATATATAGTTATTTATGAACATATCTATGGCATTTATCCACGCGGGTGGAGCGGCGGACGTCCGGCAGTTCGCGACCTTGAAGATTATTTCGGCGATGTGGTCGGCCTCTTCGGGGGTTTCTGGCGCCGGGAGGAAGAGCTCGGGATCCAGGGTGATCATGTCCGATGTACGCGCGGAGCGAGGGCTGGCGATTGAGGATGGCAACAAAAAGGCCCGAGGTCTCCCCTCGGGCCAGTCCGGTCTATGCCGACCGGCGAGCGTCCTGCGGCAGCGAATCGCAGTCTATTTTTTAGGGAGGCTTCGGGTCAGCCTCGCGGGCCGTGGGAGCCCGGAAGATCCTTGGCCAGAAGGCCCATACGGCCGCTGCCGCAGCCCCTACCCCCGCGCCGATCGCCGCGCCCTGCCCTCGCCCGGCCAGGGCCCCCACGGCCCCGCCTGCGGCCACGAGGGCCGCGGATCGCCAGACCAGCGTCTCGATCCTCTGCTTTATCACGGCCGCCTCAAGGCTGCGGCGAGCCTCCGCCAGCGAGTCGATCGAGCTCGTCGCGGACCTGATCGAGGACTCGAGCGACTGATCGGATGCGTCCAGGGAGATCCCCGCCGCCTGCAAGGAGGCGTTGAGCCCCCGTAATAGCATCTCGAGCTCGTCCGCTATCGCGTCGAGCTCGCTCGAGGCTCCCGAGAGCATCCCGCTCGGATTGCTCGGCTGCTGCAAGACGAGTCCGGGTAGCGTCGAGCTCGTGGCCGGGGCCGGCGAGGTAGACCCAGGCGAGGGCGCCGCCTGCGCCCAGGATGAGGCCGAGAAGAAGGCAGAGAGCAAGAGAGCGAAAACGCATAGGATCCTCCTCACGGATTACCTCCTCGGGATTCAGCTTGCGCCTGCCATGCCTTGGCGCCGAGGGCGAGCGCGATGAGGCTCGGCCCCCCGGTGATCATCGCGAGCGCAAGAGGGATCGCCTCATAGCGCTCGAGGATGAGGATCGCGCCCGACAGGATGACGCCCGAAGCCGCCATGATGACGCCGAGCCGGCGCGCAACCTTCAGCCCCTTCCGCATCGCCGAAACGACGCCGGGGGCCTCTTCGAGCTCGCCTGTCATGCGGTGCCGCCTTCGTCCCTGAAGCCGATGGGGTCGGTCTCTCGCTCATGCGCGAGGACCTTGACGATTGCCCGCTCAACGGACGATGCGATGCCCGGCCGCTCGCACTTGATGACGATCCTGGAGCCTCGACGAACCACGCGGACGGTCATGTCCTCGTAGTCGCCTTGTACGACGATTCGGTGCGACATCATGCCCCCTTGTACTCGTAGTGCGGCGGATCCCATCCCATGCCGGCGACAGGATCGATCGGCGGCCAGTCCTGTCCGCAGATGCAACCGTGGGCCCGCATGACGGCCGCGATGCGTTTGTAGGCGGTGCGGTAGCGGCGGTAGTTCCACGTCGCGGTCCCGCGCTCGTCGGGCGGCACGATATCGATAGCGAGGCCGAGCTGGTGCTTCGACTTGATCCTAACGCCATCGCACTTCGAGGCCCCGCGGTTATAGGCGTCGAGCTGCTCGGCGGTCGTCCTGCCCGTGCAAGTGACGATATGCGGAATCCCTCGCTCGCGGAGCTCGGCGAGGGCAGGCTCTACGATGGCTCGGAACTTCGGAACGAGATCATCCAGCGATGTGCTCACTCTATCCTCCTGTCCGTCTCCCGACGGGCAAATATTGTCTATGCAAGCGCCGCGAGTTCGGTGCGAAGCTCGGCCTTTCTCTTCATCGCCGCAGCTCGGGGCGCATATCCTGGCTCGACGCCGAGGTCTCGATACAGGTCTTCATCCTTGCGCGGGATGATGCGGTCGAGTTCGGCGAGTTCGGATTCTATCGCCACCCTCTTCGCCTTCGCCTCGACCTCAGCGGCCGTCAGTCCCTTGTGCGTCATTCCGACACCTCGTTCGCCGCCGAAACCGCATCTTCGTGGGACACTCCATTCGCCTCAAGGTGATCTATGATCTCTTGGGCTGCGGCCTGCTTGGCCTCTGCGGACAGGTCGTGATAGTTGCCAGAGTCCCAATCAGAGCAGGACTGCGAATAGAACCGGAGCACGGTCAGGCAAAGCTCGCCGTCTTCGCGGTGAGCCTCGATGATCGCGCCATTGGTCTCCGCGAAAATGTCGGGCCACGAAACGGAGTCCGCCGCGAATGCGTGATCATCTCCGTCGATGGTGATAGTGTTCTCGCCGATCACCTTGATTACCGTGTCGCGGTAGCTCTTGCATGGGCTGTATTTGATACGCATTATGCCTTCCACCTTCCAATCGCCGTATAGCTGTACGTTATCGTGATGGCCACATTCGTGAACCATATCCAATAAAGATTGAACTGTGACGGGCTAGAATTAGTAACCTCGCCAGGAGTAGAGTCTGCTGTATTGGAATATCCTCCGGGAACAATAGTAGGATTAGCTCTAAACGCATGGGGATAGACAATGCCAGTGATACTTGAATGATACACCGAGCCAAGAGCATTAGGATTCAACGTAGCGACTCTGTTTATTGAGTAGCATTCCAGCGTCCCATCCCCGAACTTGATGTATGACCCATTGTAGTTGCTTCCGCGCTCGATGATGCCTGAGCCAACCTTGTCATACTCCATTAGGGTTATAGTGGCGGCGTAGTTAGATGGTTCCGCGATACAAAATATTACTAAATCAGAAGACCATGTTATTGAAAACCATCCCCTGCTAGTCGCCGATATTGTGTGTTCGGTCCACGTTATGCCATCGGGAGAGGTCGCGCAAATTGTTGAATTGATTGCAATGGCGCAAAATATACGCAACT